GCGCAACCCCTTCTCCCAACTCTCCCTCAACGAGACGGCGAAGGAGCTGTACCGTCTGGGCGTGTTCAACCCTGAGAGGGCGCAGGAGGCGCTCATCATGTTCGACATGATGGAGTTTGAGGGCAAGGACGCTATCGTGGAGAAGGTACAGCAGGGACAGAGCCTGCTCCGCATCTGCGAGCAGATGGCGATGCAGATGGACCAGATGGCGGCTATCATCCAGACCCTCACGGGCAAGGACATGGGCATCGGAGGCGCTGGTGCGGCTTCGCAGGGCGCAGGTGCATCCCAGCCCTCCGCTCCCGCAAAAGGCGGTGGGAGGACGCTTGCAAGCTCTGCTCAGAACGCCCAGACCCAGAACATGACTGCATACGGAGAGCGGCTGGCAAACAGAGCCAACCCCAGCATGAACATCTCCCCCAACGGAGCCAATCCGAGGAAGTAAGGACATGACGGACATCCGAGTGCAGAGAGACGGAACGCGGTGTACCCTCAGCGCCCAGGGACACGCCACTGGGAGCGAGCGGGTGTGCGCCGCAGTATCCGCCGTCCTTTACGCGCTGGCGGGATATGTGACCAACGCCATCCGGGAGCGGTACATCGAGGTGTACGACTGGAGGATGGAGAGCGCGGATGTGGTGCTGGACTTCAATGGGGACGAAGGCACCACTGCCGCCTTTGAGATGGCGGTCATCGGGCTGGCGCAGATAGCCCAGAAACACCCGGAATACGTGCACATCCGGGAGGGATAAAAAATCTTCGGCGCTCTTGACGCAATTTCCGGAGATTTATGCTACGCTCATTCTGTCGGGCGTGCACACCCGACTGCTCACACGGGGAAAGCACCCGCGGATAGGAGGAAAAATCCATGAAGCACTACAACCTGCTCGACATCACACTGACCCTCTTTGACGGAGGCGCTGCCGCAGGCGGCGATGGCGGCGGAGCGGCGGCTCCCACCGGTCAGAGTGCGGAGGGCACCCAACAGGCTGGGACCAAGCAGAGCCCCGGAAGCAACCGCCGGGGAAAATCGGGCGGGCTCGATAATGTGGCATACGGCAAGCAGGCAGGCGCGGCGGCGCAGACCGGCGAAGCACAGACCACTGAGCAGAACAACGGCTCCGACGCCGGGAGCGAGACCAAAGAGCTCACTTTGGAGGAAAAGCGCGCAAAGTTCCGTGAGCTTGTCGATACCGAGTTCAAGGATGTGTACGCCCAGGAGTTCCAGAGCGCCTTTGACAGACGCTTTAAGAACGCGAGAGAGACGGAGGAGCGGCTGAGTGCTCAGCAGCCCATCATCGACTCCCTGATGGCAAAGTACAAAATCTCTGACGGCGACATCGGCAAGCTGGCGCAGGCCGTGGACAAGGATGACGGCATCTGGAGCGAGGCGGCTGAGGAGGCCGGCATGAGCGTGGAGCAGTACAAGCGGCTCCAGCAGCTCCAGCGGGAAAACGAGATGTTCCGCCGCGCAGAACGGCAGAACAGGAGCCAGCAGGCGGCTCAGCAACAGCTCCAGAAATGGTATGCCGAAGCTGACGGCGTGAAGGCTGAGTATCCAGACTTCGACTTCCAGAAGGAAGCCAAAAATCCGCAGTTCCTCGCCATGCTCCGCGCAGGCGTACCCGTGAAGCACGCCTACGAGGTATCCCACATCGACGCTATCAAGAGCGGCGTGGCCCGAAGCACTGCCCAGCGCACCGAGAAGAAGGTGGTGGACGGCATCCGGGCGAAGGGAGCCAGACCCACGGAAAACGGCGTATCCTCTCAGAGTGGCATCACCATCAAGTCTGACGTTACCCAGCTCACCCGCAAGGACAGAGCGGAAATCGCCAGACGCGCCGCGAGAGGAGAACACATCGAGTTCTGACCTCTCGACACACAATTACGAGAGGAGATTTTATAACATGAAAAAGTACACCGACATTCTGGGCAAGCTGATGCTCCTGCCCATCAACCTGAGCCTGTTCGACGGCAACACCAACGTCACCACCGACAGCGGTTTGTCCGACGAGATGAAAACCTACTACTCCGACTACCTCATCGACCTGGCGGAGCCGGAGCTGGTACATGACCAGTTTGCTCAGAAGCACCCCATCCCCAAGAACGGCGGCAAAATCATCGAGTTCCGCAAGTACAGCCCCCTGCCCAAGCTGACCACCCCTCTGACCGAGGGTGTGACCCCCGACGGCCAGAAGCTCACCATGAGCGTCATCACCGCTCAGGTGGCTCAGTACGGCGGCTTCGTGGAGCTGAGCGACATCCTGCTGCTCACCGCCATCGACAACAATCTGGTGCAGGCCACCAAGCTGCTGGGCTCTCAGGCTGGCCGCACTCTGGACACCATCACCCGCGAGGTGCTGAACGGCGGCACCAACGTGCAGTACGCTGAGGGCCAGGTAGCCTCCCGCTCTGCCCTGTACTTCACCGACGAGACCGACAACTGCAACCTGACCGTGGATGCAGTGCGCCGCGCCGTCCGCTACCTGAAGGTGATGAACGCCAAGCGCATCAACGGCTACTTTGCCGGTATCATTCACCCCGACTGCTCCTATGACCTGATGAGCGACCCCAAGTGGGTGAACGTCAAGAGCTACTCCGACCCCGAAGGCATCTACGAGGGCGAAATCGGCCGCATCGAGGGCGTGCGCTTCGTGGAGAGCTCCGAGGCAAAGGTGTTCACCGGCGAGGGCTCCGGCTCCCGCGACGTTTACTCCACCCTCATCATCGGCGACAACGCCTACGGCACCACCGAAATCGAGGGCGGCGGTCTCCAGCACATCGTCAAGCAGCTCGGCTCCGCCGGCACTGCTGACCCCCTCAACCAGCGTGCTACCGCTGGCTGGAAGGCCACCAAGGTCGCCAAGCGTCTGGTGGAGGAGTACATGGTCCGCATCGAGACCACTTCCACCTTCACCGGCTCCGCTGTCAGCGCCTGAGCATAACACTCTGCGAGCCGCCTGCCTATAAGCGGGTGGGCGGCTCCCACCAATCTACAAGGAGGTATATCACCTATGGGTAAGAACACTACCACCCCCGCCGCTGAGCCTGCGCAGACCACTGCTCCCGCTCCTGCTACTGCGGAGCCTACCACCGGCGGCATCGACCTGGAGGCTTTGAAGGCGGCTATCCGCGCAGAGCTCAAGGAGGAGATGAAGGCGGAAATCACCGCCGAGCTGAAAGCTGAGGCTGAGCAGGCCGCTCCTGCGGAGACTGCCACCCCCAAAAAGGGCGCACCCGACCCCTATCTGGAGGAGTATGTACAGGTCCAGCTCTTCAAGGACGGCAAGGACTACAAGGACGATGTGTTTGTCTCCGTAAACGGCGAAAACTGCGTCATCAAGCGTGGTCATCCCGTGAAGGTCAAGCGCAAGTTTGCTCTCGTTCTGGAGCAGAGCCAGGCTCAGGACGTGAAGGCGGCGGAGTACGCCGAGAGTATGCAGAGAGAGTACAACGAGCAGGTCAAGTACTTCAACCTGTAACAATCGAATACTTACCGCGGAACACACTGGCATTTGTCACGACACGGCGTGGCAGGGAGACAGCTCTCCTCCCTTGAGAGCACGCCCCTGCTGCGCCTTTTTTCAAGCAAAATCCTATGAAGGGAGGGAACACAATGCCGAGAACAGTGAATGTTCAGGTAACCGGCTATTTTATCCGGAAGGACAGCAAAAACGCAGGCACGCAGGGCGAGGCCAACGTGACCACCCTGCATATCGTCTTTGACGAGGCGTGGGAGGGATACTCCAAGCGCATCATCTGGAGAGACGCCAACGGCGAAAACCCGGTGAGCGTCCTGCTGTACCACGACGTGAATGACGGGCTCAACGGCGTCAACCCACTGGAGTTCGATACCCTTATCCCGGCGGAGCCTCTGGCTCTGTGCGGATGGTGCAGTTTCACCCTTGAGGGCTTCGCCTCTGCCACTCCCGCCTCCATCGCATACAGCGCCACCGACACGCTCTATGTGGAGGCGAACGACAGCTACTACACCCCGGCTGAGCCCACGGCACCGCAGGCGCTCCAGCTCCAGCAGGAGATAGACAAGGTGGTGCCGCAGGTGACGGAGGTGGTGAGAGAAGCCATCGACGCGCTCAATCAGGCGGAGGAAGCGGTGAAGGTCTGGGAGGAATGGGACAGCACGCACAGCTATGTGCCGCTGGTGAAGGTCTCCCGGCTGGGCAGCTCCTACATCTGCATCACGGCAAACGACGGCGTGGACCCGGCGCTGGACGTGGTGGACGGCGACGGCGTGACCGGGCGATACTGGCTCCTCATCGCCAAGAAGGGCGACCAGGGCGAGCAGGGTGCGCAGGGACCCCAAGGCGTGACCGGACAGCAGGGCGTCCAGGGCGTGCAGGGCATCCAAGGTATTCAGGGCGTGCCCGGTGTGCAGGGACCTGCCGGTCCCAGAGGCATCGACGGCGTGGCGGTATCCACGGCTGGCATGGTCTCGTTCAATGTGACGGAGGATGGTATCCTCCAGTGCTCCTATACCGGAGACGAACAGCCCAATTATTACATCAACGACGCGGGGCACCTGTGCCTCGACATCTAAGAGAAGGAGGAAATAACCTATGCCGACTTTTGACCTGGGCAAAGTTGTCGGTCCGCAGGGACCGCAGGGTGAGCAGGGCGTGCAGGGCGTGCAGGGTATTCAGGGTGTGCAGGGCAACCCCGGCACGGACGGCGTGACCCCCAACATTCAGGTTGGCACCACGACCACCCTCGCCGCAGGCAGTGCCGCCACCGTGACCCGCAGAGCGGACAGTCCGGACAGCGCACCCATTTTTGACTTCGGCATCCCGAAGGGCGCGGATGCTGAGGACCCCGGCGACATGAAGAAGTC